ACTATCTAGCTTTTTAATCTTACCATTTTTGTCTTTATATTTAAACTTATTAATTTCGTTTCTAATAGTAGCAACTTCAGCTTTAATTTTAGCAGGTTTTAAATTAGCATTAGGATGAACTTTAACAAACATCATTCTAGCTTTATCTCCTACCCCACCTAAAGGAATCATATTATGGTTTTTAAACATATAATTTATAATCTTTGATTGCAAAGCCCTAAACTTAGTTTCTGCTTTCTTTTCTCCTCTACGTAGATTTTTAGGACCTATTTTTTCATTAGCCCAATGCTTTTTAAGTTTATATAAAGGAACATCTATATTACTTCCTCTTTTATTCTTAACTGTTATTTCGTCAAATAAAACAATAGGCTCACCTATATCATTTTTAGGTCTATTAGCCTCATAAAATAGCTCTAGTACAGAAGGAGCTCTTTGTACTTTCTTTCTTTTACCAGCATAAGTTCTAGGATTATTAGGATTGCTTAGTCTTACTCTTTTATCAGATACCATTAAATAAGTATTAGATTTGCCATTATTAGCTGACCTTAACCAAGCTCTTAAATAACCTTTAGCCTCTCTAGATAAATCTCTAGGCCATATCTTTTGTATATCAGCAGCAAACTCTTCTGAATTATTTATTTTAAAGTTTTTATCAAAATGCTTTGTAAATAATTGATGTATTTGTTTAGAGACATTAGTTATTCTAGCGTTTTGTGTTTGAGGAAGTTCATCTCCTTTATATAAGTCTCTCATAAATCTTCTAACAAAAAATTCTGCTTTATTCCCTGTATTAGTATTAGCCATCCCTGTATCTACAGAAGGAGCAGATTCATCAACTATATTGCCTTCAATGTCAAAATGTTGAGTAGGGGAGAGTTTATTTAATTTAAATATTCTCTTTTCATTCTTTTTAAATTCTGCTTTATTAGCTTTTATTTCCTTTTTAGCTTTAGCAATACTTTTCTTATCTAATTCTTTATCTTTTATAGCATTTTCAAGTTCATTTATATTTCTAGTTAATTGCCTTTGTTTTTCTGCTAATTCTACAGTTTCTTTAATAACCTCAGGATGCTTATCTAATATCTTTACATTAATACCTTTCTGAGATTCGTCAGGTTTTTCTCCTTTATAGGCTTCTGGAAACTTTTTCATTACAACATCTTTAATAGCTTTACTACCAGCTTTAGTAAGCTTTCTAGAGCCTATTAATCCAGGCCTTTTAACTAAATCAGGAATGCCTTCCATAACTCTAAATCTTCCACCACCTTTAACTCCATAGTCAAATGCAAACCATTTCTTACTAGGTTGGTCAAAGACAAATATAGGCTTTCTTGCATTAATAGCCATTTGGATTCCCCATCCAGTTCCACCTTCTACTGCTCTTCCATGTAATTGAGGATTCTTTTTGGTATGTTTGTTACCCGAAGTAGGAGACATTATATTGCCTACTGCATATATCTTAGATGATTTCTTCACTATTTCAGCATTTCTAAGTTGTAAATCTAAAGTATAGTCATCAGATGGAGTTTGTTTATTAAGGTTAGAAGCTGCTCTATCTACTTCTTCTAAGTTATTTAAAAGTTCTTTCTTTGACATTTCTCTAGGAACGCCAGCAGTTCTATCTTTAGCTAATCTTCCACTTTGTCCTTGTGAAACATAATGAACTGTAGGTACTCCAGCTCTTTTTAAATATGTAGCCCATGTAGCAGAAGCTCCTTTAGTACCTCCACTAACGCCAAAGTCTAGTATTTCACTAGGTTTAGCACCAGATTGACCTCTAACACCTTCAACAACTTTTTGTAAAATAGGATAGCCCATTTCCATAGGAGCATCAGCTGGTATTTGTTCTAATATACCAAGCTCTTTCATTAATTCATGAGCTCTACCTGCATTTTCTCCCCACTTACCATATATATCTTCAGCTTGTTTTTTAACATGCTTTTGTACTATCTCAGGCAACTCAGAGAATCCTTCCATATCAGCTGGATTTCTTTCTACTGCTATCTTAGGGTCTTTTCTAGCTTGTTCTTCCATTTTTGATAGGAATTTACCTGCACTAGCTCTATACCATGGCATTTCTTTACTACCAAAGTAAGCACCCATTAAATATTCATATACTTGTTCTGGAGTAGTAGCTCCTCTTTGACTAGCAGGTATTCCCATAAACAAAGAACCAGCTAATCCTCTTACAAATTTATCAGCTCCTTTGTCTCCAGGTATTATATTACCTATACCTCTAAATACACCACCAGCTATAGCTCCTCCAAAGAAACTTTCAAGCATAGTATCTACACCTTCCCATATAGAAGACACAGAACTAGCAACACCTAAATGAAATGCTCCTTCTGCTATATGTTTAGCCCTATTGCCAAGTAAAAACTTACTAGCAGTATTCATAGCAGAAAATCTGCTGCCTTGACTAGCTTTAATTAAACCTCCTGCTAATCCTCTAGCTTTATTAGTAGCAAACTTTGCAACTGCCATAGGTACAGATTTGTCAGCTAAAAATCCTGCTGCTTTAGCCATACCAGTAAGCTTAAGAGCTTTTGCTGGTCCAGCTAGCATACCAGGTGCAAAACCTGCTAAATGGCCTATATTACGTGCTATTGCTTCATATTCGTTGTCAGGAGGGTCTACTACCTTTAAAGTAGTAAAACCTTCTAAAAAGCCCCCTCCTGCTTGTTTAACAGCATCTATGATAGAAAAGTCACCTTCATAGAAAGGAACATTATGATAAGACGCATGTTGCCTTAAGTCATCTATAACATGTTGATATCTTTTAGGGTATTCTTGGTACGCAGATATTAAATTACGAGTTTGTTCTGCGCTTATTCGAGGTTGAAATTGTGTTTGATTTTCGACTGCCACACTAGAATTGAGAACCTTTTAATGTTGATGAGCCTGATTTTTTACCAAACATTTTTTCTGAGAAAGTTGAATCTCCTTCTACTTCTTTTAAAGCACCTGCTAAAGCTCTAGCTATTTGGTATGCAGCTAAAACATTCATACCTACTCCAAATGCAGTACCTATTCCAGTGAAAGAAGCAGCAGTACCTAAACCAACTCTAGCCATTAAACCAAGTGCAGCTCTTCTACCTACTCTTTCAACTAATTCCTTATATACTCCTCTTACTCCTTTTTTCCTAAGAGCATTTGTTAAAGTACTAGTAATTCTACTTTTAGACATTGGTTTTGTTTTTCCTTTAGCTGTATCAAGAATGGTAGTTGCTTTTTTAAGATTTGTTTGTGCTTTAGTTAAAGCTTTTTGAGATTTGCCTTTTCTAAGCTTTCCAGCTTTAGTTTGTAACTTGTCTACTTTTGTTTGAGCTCTTTTAAGAGCTGCTTTTTTTTGATTAATCAGCTTTGTATCTTTAGTAGTCCACGGCACTTTTTTTCTTAAAGCATCAGATTTAATCGCTTCTTCTTTAAATCTTCTTCCAGTGCCCAAATCAAAAGCACTTTTTAAATTTTTAAAAAAACCTGGTTGCTTTTTAGCACCTGTAAGTTTTTGATAGCCAGTTTTTCCAGCCTGGTATCCAAGAACAGGAGCAGCAAAAGAAGCAGCCGTTATTGCTGCCTCAGGAACGGCTTTTTTCAAACCACCCCAAAGACCTCCTTTAGCTTTTAAGTAAGGAGCAAATTGCGCATCTGCTTCAGGAGATACCATTCCAATTCTTGACATAGTATCATAAAGTCCTCTATTAGTAGATACTAAATCTCTAATGCTAGAATCTGAAACCCCTCTCATTTTCATAGAAGAAAACTTATTAGCTAAAGTATTACCATATTCTGTTGATTTACCTTCATAGATTTCTCTAAATGTAACATAATCTTCATCTGTAACTCTAATTCTATTAGACTCTAGATAGTTTTTATAATTATTCCATTCCTCTGATAAAGACCCAAAATTCATATTGTCTTTACTTATAGGGTCAAGATTTAAACTACCATCTTCACCTACAGTTATAGGAGAATTAATAGCCATATCTTTATCTCGCCAGTATTGATTAACTTTTCTACTTTTCCTCATCTGAGGTAGTTGTCCAATAATACCACCGATAGTACTACCAATAGCTCCTGTTATTACATCTTGAGCTTGATTATACTGTGTAGCTTCTATATCTTCTTGAGTTGGAGCAAATAATCCGTAAGGTTCAGCCATTTATACACCCAGTCCTTTCATTATATTACTACCTACATGTCCTAATAATTTCTGATACCATTTTTTCTTTTTTGCTTTTTTTCTAACAAGTCTATTTTGAGCTATTCTTTGCAGATAAGCATTAGAATATTGTTGCCCTAATGATTGTTGCATTTGTGCCATATTTTGGAAAGCCCCTAATCCTTGTCCAAATCGAGCTTGTTCAGCTGCTATTTGTTGAGCTGCGGCTTGTTGATTAACACCTCCCATAGCCTGATTCATAGCCATTCTAGCATTCATCATAGCTTGACCAGAACCTATGCCGCCTTGAGCAGCCATTCTTTGCATACTACTCATTTGTTGCTGACCAGCTTCTGCTGCTCTTTGTTGCATAAGGTCTCTCATTTGCATATTCATACGAACATTCATAGCAGATTCAGGGTCCATTAATTGATTGGCTATGCCAGTTTGCTGACCTATCATATTTTGAGTAGGTTGCATAATTTGTTGAATCTGCTGAGGATTAACGAATTTTCCAAATTTCTCACCTTGATTCAACTGATTTAAATATTCTTGGCTGTTAGCCCAATTTGACATATAAATTCTCCATAGTTTCCAGTATCATAATATACATATATTTGTTATTTAAAAGCAACATTTTTATTTCCACATAAGTATTCTTCCACTTATTCTATTCCAATGTTGATGAGCTGGAGCAACATCAACGTCAGTTTGCATAGTCCAAAAAACAAAATAACCATCATAGCATCTCATATATAATTTTTCATTATCAATGCTCCAATCCATTCCTGACCACCCACCAATATCATGTGCGAATCTTTTCCATGGATATATTTTATTCGTAGCTGGTTGGCCTTCAGGAACACTAGCTCCATAATCGTCTCTCACAAAAGCCATTATCCTCTTAGGAACTCCATTACCAAAATTTAAATTATGATTAAATTCATAATTCCTTTTTCCACTATTCAATTGGTCTAAGTCTATCCATCCAGAATCAAAATCTGGTTCTAAATCTTGTGCTGTTAAAAGTCCAGCTATACTTGGAATAGATATATTGCCTATTGATTCGTTTATTAATTCTTGTATATCAGATTGCTCTAAATATGTTGTTTCATTTGTTTCTAAATCACCTTCTTCATTTACAACAACCTCTGTAGTTTCATATTTTTTCTTAGAACCTACAGTATAGTATGGAATAGGTTTACCAGCTACACTAGCTGCAAACCAACCATCTTCCCCTTTTACTTCTAGGTTATAGATATAACCACCGCCTGTAACCTTTTTACCAGTTTTAATAACTCTTATATCCCCAGGATTGCCTTCAAATTCTTCGCTATCTGTTTCTCCTGGAGTGTTTGTTCCGTCTTTTAATTTATTTAAATCTTCATAGATTTTTTCAATAGCTCTTTGAACTTCTTGATTTTGAACTTTAGGAGCTGTCAATCCTGATTTTTTTATCTTTTTAAATTTACTTAATGATGTCCCTCCTGTAGGCGGCATTATTTAATTCCTTTTCTTCTAAATACTATTCCTATAGCATCAACAGATTCAGTCATCTCTGTAAGTAAGAATTGTAAATATCTGCCAGTTTTTGAAGTTCCTTTAATGGTTACTTTACCATCAGGAGTATCTTTAGTAAATGTTCTATCAGAGCTTCCTATAACAGTATCATCTATAGCTATTGAAATACTCCCTTTAGGGTCTCCAACAGAGGTTGTAACATCATCATCATTTCCTATTAATTGTATGTTTTTCCAAACTTTCTTTTGACTATGCGTACCTACAGTTAATTTCTTACTTAGAAATTGCCAAGGTTTTTTATTAGTACCTCCTAAGAAGTTTATTAAATAATCTCCCATAGTCATAAAACTCTTGCCATCTAAAGTAGAAATAATACTACTTGGAGCTACAACTTTACTTGAGTCAAATACTCCTGAACCATTATCTCCTGTAGAAACTTCCCATAAATCCCATCTTGATAATAATATAGAATAAGCCCAGCAATAATATCTTGAATGATTAACTAATTCATCTCCTGGTTTCTCAACAAAGAATAAAACAGCATTTCTTTTATTGTCAAATGATATGAAAGGTTTCATAGAATCCTTTGCCCCTACAGTCTTTTCCCAGCTAAAATCAGAAATATTAAAATTACTTATATCAGAACCACCTCCTTTTTTAATAGACTGAGATATTATTCTAGGAGATTGTCCATCATGCATATAAGCATTATTCCTATCACAATAAAACATACCAAAATCAGTAACTATTAAGCTTCTTTCATTTAAACATCCAGAACCATGGAATGTATCTTCTATTACTAAAGTTTCAGGATTTATCCTGTATGTATTAATTTCATCGAAAGCATATAGTCTTCCAGCAAAATTAGCTAAAGCAGTTGCTTTTGTAGGTAAAGCCATAAAATCATTAGCCCAATTAAATAAATCAAATTGACCTGGTAATGACCTAAATATCATGTGAGATGCATCTTCTATTTGAGGATGAGAACAGTCTGTCACAAAATGATAACCTGCAATAGAAGTACCTATTCCATATTTGACAAAAGGATTAGTTAGTACTTCTGAAAAACCTGCTCTAGATTCAAAAGTAGCTCCAAGTCCTCCATCATCAAGTATTGTAATTTTATACTCATTTCCTGACACCTCCCATAAAGCATTATTTGTAGATACTTCAGAAACAAGTCTATATAAATTATTTGTACCATTTTTTCTATATAAACAAATTGAAGTAAGTCTTTTATTAGGATTATTAACTGATAAAGTAACATTAAACTTTTCATAAGTATTAGTTCCATTTATATTAGTAATACCCCAAGATGTTTCACTTAAAGGGCCTTCTTGATATCCATCATAGACAAGAGATACTTTGTAAAAATAATCTATAGTACTTACGAAATGTGCATCTCCTGCATTTGCAGCTGATGCTGGTTCTATAAGAAATGTTACATCAGCCTCCCATAAGTGAGCATCTTCATTTTGCATTAAATAATTAGGATTGTTGGTAAAATTCCAATGATTTTCACTTGAATGAGGTAAAAAACTATGAGACTTATCTACATCTCCATCAGGAAAACTACCATTATATTGATTATATTTATATTTATTTCCTGATGATACTGACAAACTCCTCTGAATCCGTCCTGTTTTAAATTTCCCAGCTTTAGATGCTCCCATAAATAGAGTATAAAAATTACTAGCATGTCTACTTAAATTAATTCTACCTGAAATACCATTTATATTATGCGTAGCATAATTCCTTCCAGAAATACTTAATCCTTGTGAACCTTCTATAAAAGCAGGATTAGACATTTCTGAGCCCCCCAAGGGTTCTATAAAACCCATTTCCTGTCCAGATGAATTTCCTTCATAGACTCCCGCAAATCTTCCATAAGAAGCATCATCACCACATATATAATCACCATTATAACTAGCAGTTCCTGATATTCTTACTTTATTATTATTATCAAAGGGGTCGTAAATATATTTAAGATTATGTTCATTATCAGTTTCATTTTCTCCTCTGAGACCTGGATTTTGTCCATAAGGTTGCCAATCTCCCTCATCATCTCCTCTACAAGGTTTTCCTAAAACTATCTTTATTTGGTTCCCTACACCTGTAACCTTAACAGGTGCTTTAGTGCCTGGTCCATAATATCCTGTATAAGCAGGTAATAATTCTAAATCTAACCTAACAGGCGCTAATGCAGCATCTCTTGATTGTATAAAGGTAACAGAGTCACCAGCTACTGCTCCAGGAGTACCTGGCAAAGGATAATGAGTTCTTAGGAATATTTCTCCTCTAACTACATCAAAAGTCATTTTATTCTCTATACTATCATTGCATAATAACATATTGTTTCCATCAAAGCCATAATCTGTAAAGTCTGAACGTACAGTAGAACTACCAGATGGTAATATAGTCTGTGTTTGCCATCCACCTTTAGAAACTAAAGTACCGCTGTCATCAGTTATGCTCGCTTGGTCATCATACCCTCCACATGTTGCATAAGAACTGATTATTTTTCTAGCAACACTTCTACCTATTCCTCTACACCATTGAGTTGAAAAACCAGGTATTGTAGTATTATATCCTACTTCATCAAAGTTGAGATAGGAGTTATTACTATTTCCAATTTCCCTTATTGGAGAGTTATGAGACCAAATTGCAATAAAATCATTTAAGCCTCCTTTTCTTAAGAAAGGAGAATGATATTCTCCATAAGGAGAAAAAAGAGAACCATCTTCATGTAACTTTCCATTATTAGCGTTCCAAATTAAACTATGTCTATCTCCACCAAGTATTATGCCTGCATGTCCAGCAGCAAACCATTCATAGTCTTCTGTTTGAGCCTGAAATTGAGTGTCATCCCAATGACTAGCTCCAGTTTTAATCATAAAACCACCTGGTATCATGAAATTCTGTGCAAGTGTACCTCCACTTCCTACTTGGTCTCCATCATTTCCAGCATTATCACTTTGAGCATTACGTGAACCATTTAATATAAATCTTCCTTTTGCTGATAAATGTGTGTCATCATTAGCATGCATATTATAAAATCTCATCAAAGTAGTGTCTCTACGATAACGGGATGTTCTATCTCCTAATTCATATGTTCCAAACGGCCTGTGAGTTGAACGTAGTTTAGAACTTACTTCATTTGAATAATCAACTCCTTCATAAGTAGCTCTATTAGTATCAGGCATTATATTATCCCAATCAAAAGAATACATAAGAGTTCCAGTACCAGATATTTGTGTCATATATAATTTAGTATGACAAAGATGACTACTTGGTTCTGCATTACATGTAGCTCCTTCGTTATAATCGTGTAATCCTACAGGTCTATCTGGAGAACTAGCCATATATAAAGATATACTATTATCTATATTAAAATTAGATACTCCTGAAACATCTGTATCTCCTAACGGACGTATCATTCTTCCATGACAAAAACTTAATAAGCTTGTTGGAAAAACACTAACTCCTTGAGGCTTACCATAGCTTGCATCATTATTTGTCCCATCATATAAATAAGTTCCAATCATATTACCATCGGAAAAGAATTTTACTCCACTACCTTCTATATAAGTGTCATCTAAAGTATATCTACCTCCATCTTTTCTAGATAATTCTCCATCAGGGTTAATATAATTTGCTGCATCAAAATTAGACCCTCCAACTTTCCAATTTAAATAGTCTACTTCAGTTCCTTTATGAGTGACAGTACCACCTGATAATGCATCTGTCAAATTATCTACAAAAGTACCAGCCGCTAAAAAATCACTTGCTCCAGCTAAACCAACTGTAGTATAAGGTCCTTGCCTACCATTTCCTCCATGAGTAACTTGCATTAAGAAATGATAATCATCAATAATTCCTACAACAGGACATAAATGACCATATTCTGTAGCATTATGGAAATTCTCTTGTCCAAATATAAAACTACCACGACCAGTTGCTTCGTTGGGAGAAGCGAATAATAAATTATTACCTATTGACAAATGATGCTTATCTGCAGTCCTAAATACATGAACTCTATCTTTAAATTGATTTCTATCTGAATCAGTCCAGTCACTAGAAGACCAATGCTCTAACTGTCCACTAGCTCCTGAACCATCATGCGTAGAATCAGTATCTTTAGAAGCATGACTGAATTTTGGATTATTATTTTCCGTTGGTATTAAATGCGCTCCTTTACTATTTGCATTTGCATTATCATTATAGCTAGAACTAGAATCAGCTTTTTCCATTTTCCATATATCAGAGGTTACCATAAAAAAGGCATCAGGTTTATATAATTCTGCAGTTCTACCAAAATGATTATCAGTAAATCCCTCTCCTGAATGTTGAAGTCCCATAACAGAATATCCATCACCCTGTCCTTCATAAAAACCCGATTGTCCCTGACCAAAAGCTACTTGTCCATTTAAAATCCATTTTGCATCAGTTTGCATTAATACTGCTGCAGCATGACTAGAACAATCTTTTCCATTTTCAAAACCTATATTTACATTAGCCGCACTAGAAACTGGTAATCCTGTTCCATCTATTACTCCATCAAAATCATTATCTCCTAATCCTATTAATCCAAATTTAATCATTTTAAATGAAGGAGCATCTGAATCCCATCCTATATTTTCAGCATAATTCCTAAGACCTATAGATGTATTAGGTTGTGTTACGTCATCATAATCCCAGTTTCCATTTGCTCTTTTATAATGTATTTCAGTAGGATATTGTGCTGATGAATTTGCTACCCATTTATGATTTATATATTGAGGATTAAACCACGCCCATCTTGTATATTCTCCTTCTATAGGTTTTAATTTCACTTTAGAAATCAACCTACCTCTTTGAGAAATGTTTTCATTTGCATTACCAACTGATGAAACATTTTCAGCCTTAAGTTGTGATAAAGTTTTCCCATATCTTGCATTTGGGTCAAATTCGTCTTGTGTCGCTCCTCCTGTATGATTTAATGGAATTGTTCTATTACAGAAATTAACATTAGCTATAGGCCCTGATATACTATCAGTATTTCCACAATAAATAAAATTATCTAAAGGACCAAATGAATCTCCTGTTTTTGGATAAAATTGAATCCATAATCTAGTATCTGAATCATTAGATATAGAGCCGGTATCTCCTTTGAGACCCCACGTTTCAACAATATCTGACATATATCCTACATCAGTTGGAGGTCTATCTTTTGTAATAATTTCATTTGATGCTGCATCTGCATCAGTACTACTCCACCATGTACACCATCTAGGAGTAATAGATACATCTACAGTAAAATTCTCCCATGCAGCATTAGCTACATTAACTTTATGTATTTGCCCTCCATCTTTATCAAGAATCCAAACTCTTCCTCCTGAAAATCTTGACCCAGTAGTTCCTACTTCATTTTCAGATTGACTATATGCAGGACAGATACTGTGCGCTTTAAAAGGCAAAGTTCCTTTTTCAACTGCTCCAGTAACATCATTAATTCTAAATATAGAGTTGGTACCACGAGCTATTCCGTAAGAATAATTGAGGCTCACTTTGAAAGCAAATTTCCCAGTTACAGTAGTTATATCATTACTTATAGAATCTACATATATCTGACTTCCACTAAGTTTTATATTTTTATGAGCAGTACCACCACTACTATTAGAGTAAGTATAATGCCAAGGATGCATATACATACATGTCGCTTCATATGTGTTAGTATCTAATGTCGCTTGTGTACCTGATTTTACGTGTTGTTTATCAAATCCTACTAGTTCAATATTAACCTGAGTATTTGTTGCACTACCAGTAAATTCTGATGTAGGAATGTTTAAATTTAATTTTGTACTATCAGAACTAAATGATGCACCATTATTAAGTTCGCATAACCAAAAACCAGCTCTACATAATTTATCTATAGAATAAGCTCCCTCTGCATCAAAAGATTCAACTTCACTTTTATCTATTATAAATTGATTTGAAAAATCTGTACCAAACTGTTTATGATTTAAAAACCCAGCCCATATTGCTGGATTATCAGGCCCCATTCCTATATGAAACTCTCTATTATTTTTAGTAAAAGTAGGTGCTTTATTTAATGTAACATCTTCATAAGGTATATTATTAGCACTCATAAATGTATTGGTATGTCCATCTAAAGGGTCACCAAAATCTTCTAATACATTTAAAGAACTAGTATTTTTATCATGATATAAAAGCAATTCTTTATTATTAGAATCTTTTATACTCGCAGAAGAAGTAATATTTGTTCCAGTTTCTATAGAAGGTAATATCTCAACATTTTCAACTAAAGATATAGAATCTATGCCTATTAAAGATGAATACTTATCTACAACTCCGCTATTTATTGTTGAACCATCTCTAGTTCCCCATACCTCACCATCAGATTCAAAATATACATCTAATTCAGATATATCTTTGTCTTTTGGTAGTGTGAAGTCAAATTCACATTTATGCCAAATAAGAGTTTTACCTGACCCTGTTCCAGAATTGTTGACTCCAGTATAAAATTCGAAAAGATGCGATACTAAACTTGGTGTAGAAAAACTCTCAGATGTATTAGTTTCTAATCTATCAGGTACTCTAGTTAAATCAAGACTCTGCCCTCCTGTTTCTGCATCAACTAACGTTAAGGTTAATTCATCTGTATTAGCAACTGCACCAGTTACACGTCCATTCATTCCATTTGCATGCTCTATAGCTAAATCTAAATTAGTAACTCCTTGTGCTGCAGTAGGGTCAGCTCCAATATGAAAACATGTTAGAAATCCTGTAACAACATCCCTATCAGAACTAATAGCATAACCTCCTCCAGATGTTATACTTCCTAAATTAAAACCCAATCCATCACCCTTAAGATATCCTTTGTGGTCACCAGTGGTTCCATTATCTGTACGACTTTGCCCGTTTTTACTAGAGTCTGAATCAACCCATTTAAAACTATTCATAAACCCTGTACTATTTATCATTCTAGTATTTACTCTTATAGTAAAGTGCATTTTCCCACCAGTAGAGAATTGGTCGACATTATAGTAACTATAATGCATAAATTCATTCCTTACATAAGACGTTCCCGCAGCATCAGTATATTCTCCAGTCCAATTATCAGCTATATCTCCTCCTATAGCATCTTCTATACATAATGCAGCACCATTTTGTGTGACTGTAAATCTAGTTACTCCATCGCCTTGATAGTTGTTAAAAGCAGTTTCTATACATTCTTTTAAACTATTAGCCCAAGCTGTTCCATCATTTAAAACAGAGCCAGCTTTACTATCTGAACCATCACCTACCCATGTTCCTCCAGAAGCTATTTGTGTTGGTAAATCTTGGTAATATCCTATATCACCACCGTCTGTAGGGACAAGATAAAACATCCTCCCTTTAGCTTGGGTGCTATTAAGCCAACCTTCAGAAGCATTTGATACTGTGGTATAATAAGGTGTACCTACATACCTTCCATCTGCAAAATTAGTAGTAGGATTTTTTTGGGTAGGTATTACAAAACGTGCAAATCTTCCATCAGCAGAAGATATAAAAATATCAACAGCATATATAGTATCTCTATCGTATAAATTCCATCCTACAAAATCTTCAAATTCTATATAAGCTCTTCTTTTAGGAGCGCTGCCATCAGAAGCTGGGACAGTTTCTCCTGCTAATCCTGCACTCACTCCAGCAAAATAAGTTTTTTCGCCTAACATATTTGGGATTCCAAATATAGATTTCGGGTGTAATGCTCCAGATAAATGGATAAGACTAGTACTTGCTACTCCATTAGAAAAATCGAAATTATCACTATTAACAAAACTATCGTCAGTCGTATCACCTAATGTCCAATTTCCATTTTGAGTTGTACCAGAATCTTGTACGAAAGACATGGTATTTCCTACACGAGGAAAATTATCTGTCCCTACTTGATATGTATCACTTATACTTCCTCTAACCCATCCTGTTGCAGTGTTATTATATATATCTTTATTTCCAGCAAAGGTATGGTAAATACTACCACCAAAATCACCTTTTAATGTCTTTTTATTACTGTCTAAAGCAGTAGAATAATTAGTAGAATTTAACCAAGCTTTTTCACCATTTGCTCCTACTATACCTTTATCAGAACTCCAATCTCCTTCTCCTAATAAATAGCCACCAGCACATCCTATTTTAAAGTTCAATCTAGGCTTTAAATGGTAATCATTATTACCTAACCAAGCTTTAGTAATATCAGCTACCCACCAAGTTAATTTATATCTTTTTCCTTCTTGTACAGCGTCAAAATTAGAAGCTCCTACAGTTTGTTTAATTTGAGTTCTAAGTATTCTTTTTATTGAAGCTCCAGCTGCATGCGCCTGAAGATTTCCATGATAAGCTCTCTGTACAGTTATGAATCCAGGTTGAGCATCACCTCCAGCATCTTGACTAACTTCTATAGATGTTACTTTGACATATTCTTCAGCTAATCCATTAGTAGGCCATATATCCACTTTAGTGTTAGTTTCTGTATTAACAGAAGCACTAATCCCTGCTATTCCATTTTCAGCATCTCCAATACCAGCAGCTGTTCCGTATATAACTCTTTCAGTATCTGAACATCCTGTTATTGCAGCAACTATATTTAAAGCTAATTGTGCATCTGATGCATTAGCTCCAGCAGCATCTTCATTAGATATATTTACATAGGCATTTGCTGCAGTCGATGTTAAAGAAGCACTTGATGTGTCTTCTAATCTAAGTATATGTCCAACTCCAGTACCACCTATAGAAGTTGGGACTGTAACAGTAATTGCATCATTATCTGTAAAACTTGCAACATTAATACTTTCATATGCATATCCTGGATTATAATGATTCTGAAGATAAGGGTTATTATCTGTCCCTGTATAAGCATTACCACTAGTATTGACTAATGTAATTCCAACTCCATGAGATAATACTAAAGTATCTCCTTCGGTTAATAATGATGGATTAGAAACTCTAAATCTAGTATTAGCGCCATCTTTATCTAAAGCATCAGTTAAGGTAATACTATTTACAGCAGAAGCAACATCCCTAGCATTTGACAAAATTAAGAATGGAGACTCAGTTGAATCATAGTTACTATTAGAAGTATCTCTTTCATTGCCTTTGAGTCCTGTAATTCCACCTGTTGTAGCTAATTGAGGAGAACCTATACTCTTAGTATCATCAGCATAAACATCATCATATGTGGCAGTTCCAGAAGGATTAATACTAGTAGTCCATCCATATGGAGCTTTGCCATCAGCACTAGTATCATAAGCTCTAAAGTTACCATTAGCTATTTTATTACAATCTATCCAATATTTACCTGATGTTTGTGTAGACAAGCTACCACTAATACTTGAATAGTTTATAACTCCATCAGTCACATAATCTACTTTTACTGTAGCTACACCACCTGAAGCATTTATAATTTTTATAACATCATTATTTTTAACTAAATCTTCTATAGCATCATTTGCCCCTAAATTATTGACAAGTGAATTTTGAGTTATTGTAATAGTTTTATTGGTGGCATCATGTGTTAAATTATCTGCAGAACTAGCACCAGCATTAGCAACATATATAATACAAGGATTTTGACCTATATGATTATTTTTATAATTAGTTTGCCATCCAGAGACATTAAGCCAACCTGATAGCCCTGTTAATTTATAAATATTCGTATTAGACCCTAGTGAAGTATATTCAACAGGTTCTGTATTATAATATCCTCTTTGTACCTCTAATATATTAAGTGTTTGAGTAGTTCCTGTAACAAGCATCCACTCTATAGACTTTGGAATATTGGCAACATCAGTCTCTGAACTAAGAGCAATTACATCACCTACATTAATAAGACCTGATTTTTTATAAGGCCAATCAATAATGTGAATCTCTGTTGAATCTTTAGATAATTCTCCAGTACTATCTCCAAGACCTCCTTCAATATTAAGTAATGAATCTTTTATTTGGCTGGTATCAAAATATGATGAAGTATATTTTAGTATCTCAAAAACACCTCTTGTTCCTTGAAATATTACTCTACTACCTTCTCCATCTGTTGAAGCTTCTGGTATTTTACTTAAATCTGCTATTCTAATAGCAGCAGCTCCCCATTGAAGTCCGTAATTTAAAGGCTCAAAAGGAACATTTTCAGATAAAGATGCAACTATTCTGTCTTCAGGAACTCCTACTAGCTTACCATCTTCTGATAAAGGGTCTACATTAAGGGAATAAGCGGCAGTTTCAGGGGTTATATCTCTTTCTGAATGTGTAGTTACTGTTCCTTGATTAAAGTCTTGAATTTCTTGTACTTCTTTAGGCATTTATATATACCCATTTTACACCAAGAGGTCCTGTAGAAGACTCCCAATAATCATTAGGAATTATTATTTGTTTCCGTCTAGTAGCTCTCCCCATACTGTCGTTCTCCCATCTATTATTTGAACTATGTCTACTGTAAATCTACCACCTTTGTAGTAATCTACTATTGCAAATGCATGAGCCCATTTATGTTGTCTACCTCCAAGCCATTCATTCTTTTCTGAACTCATATCTTTTAAGCATCCGAGTGACCAGGCTGACCTAGGGCCGTCCATAAAAGTCACACTATCTTGTTGCAGGGAATGATGGTGGCCATATATTATATTGGCACCTAGTTTCTTAAGATGATTCGCTGCGTGGTATTGTCCACCAAAGTGATGCCCATGATAAAAATAGAGCTTTCCTATTTTAAGATACTCACCTGCTTTATGGTATTTGTATCCTCTATCTTTGAACTTACATACTTTTTCAAATCGATAGTCTAAGTATGGATGCTCTGTTACGAATCTATCTAACCACTCATCATGATTCCCTGCACAAATATGTTTCTCTTTACAACCAACTTTATCTAAAGAGACATCAATTATGTCAAGTAACTCATTTACTGCTTTTATATCTTCCTCTACCCTTGGTGTTATATATTCCAAAGGTGGCTTCTTTTTGCGTTTCCATTGCCAATGCGAAACAGAAGCCCATTCTCCTAAGTCACCTAAGTCTACATATATATTAGGTTTGACTAGTTCAATCGCTTTACATACAACCTTTATAGCAGCTTTATCATGTATAGGTGCATGCTTATCTGGAGTAATTATAGCTCTCTTTATTACTCCCTTGTTATTTTTTCTCATTCAAAAAGCCTTTAATTAAAGTCGGCTCGTGGAACCTTTCCCCAGTCTTTAGTATTTGTCCAATATCCTGAAGCTTCTTGTAATTCCTTTTCAGTCTTCTTTTTATCAAACTTAAGATAGACATCTAAACAATCACCACATTCCCATAATAGGACTCCCATTTTAGCTCCCATTATTTCGATACCGCGCATTTCATCTGAATGACAATGTGGACAAACATCAGGCATAACATCAAATACAGATGTCAAATCTTTCTTATGAACTAATTGCTCAACAAGATTACCTCTTAGTTTGTCCACTAAGTCTACTACTAATATCATTTTATTAGTACTTTCAGACACTACTTACCTTTGATTTTATCAACTATTGGTTTTAAAACCATATCCCAAATTAAATCATCTTTTTTGGATGGGCTTAGTTTGATAGCTTTTTCTACTATATATAAACCTAACAAACACCATTCCCAGTTAGTTGTTAAAAATGTCATCATAGTCTTTCTCCTATTTGATTAGTTTCTCTAATTTCTTGAGTTTCTTCTCAAGACTTTTAACTTTCTTATCAAGCTCATTGGGTTCATCTACATATTTCTGAATCTTGTCCAAATTAAACTTTTTTAAGATTTGTTTCATAACTAAATCTAATACTTTTTTAATGATAATTCCTTGCAACATTTTATTTTACTTCCTTTACTTCATTTTTACATCTTTTACAAACAATAAAATCTCTTGGTGGATGGGCCATCTTCTCTAAAATTTCCACTCGTCTCCGTAAATCAAAATAATCCCTCCTGCAAAGACAATTAAAAATCCTAGTAAAAATGCCCCTATCTCTCCCATCAGAACCTATAATTAACTCCTAAGCTAATATTATATTCTTGCCTTCCATAATAACTTAGTTTCATACCCTCAATAAAAACCCCAATATGCTCACTTAGGTTAGCTCCAACCAGAGTTCCAACGTCATATTGTACGTCATCTCCATTATACGATTTCTCTGTCAAACCAACAGTCGATGGAAAGACGTTAACCCATATATGGGAATAATAACTGTCATTCCCTAAATAAAAATCTAATCCCAATACGAGATTAGCTTCAGCTTGCCATTCTTTGACTTTGTTATTTTTATTATATTGCTCTATAATAGACGGCATATGATATTGTAAAAACTCTGAATCAGAATATGCAACGGCATTAGAATCAGGGTCTTCCCAGTAATAATCAGAATCTTCATAATAATATTGCCAAAAACCTTCTTCTGTTTTAGGGTCAGTTTCAACCCATAACCAATAACTATCTATTTCACCATTTTCATTTAAATCATTTAACGGAACTAAATAATCAGTATATCCATATTCATATGCCAACTGCCACCAAGGATATCCATAATTATCATATGCAGGATGACCATATACAGGATGTCCTATTATATTAGCACCTAATGATAAATATACTGAGCCTAATGTAAACTTAACTCTACTATCTATAGATGCAAATTGTAAATCTCTACTTTCTTTCTCTAAATACTTAAATTTAGTAATAAAGCGCTTATTTGACCATTTAAGCCAATATTCTTGGTCTATGTATTCATGACCCCTATTTCTAACAGAACTAGCCGAAAAAAGGTATTCTAGGCCGTCTACTGCACCAAATAGTGCATTATCACTAAGTGCATTTTCTGCACCTTTGTAAAATTTCTTAGATGATTGATAAGGAAATAAAGCAATTTTCCTTAAACCTACAGTATATTTGTAATCGTCTTTTAATTCTATGTTGCCATTTATATAGGGTGTACCCATTGAGCCAGAGATATATAAAGTCGAGTTATCAAATAAACCGCCAAAAAGTAAACCAACATACGCAACCAGATTACATATAATTCTCGCATATAGCATTAATACTTACCTTTCTTTTTAGTAGTTTTCTTTTTAATAACTTTGCCTTTTGTTTTTTTAGGTGGTCTACCTTTTTTTGTTCCATATGTACCTTTTCCTTTTGGCATTAAAATCTCCCTCCGTCTTTTTTGTTTTCAAGTTTAGTCATTCTACTCTCAATATTCATCATATCTTTTGATAAATTATCTAATTTAAATTCAATACCAGATAAATCAACCTTAGGAACTTTTTTGTTCTTAAGTAATTCCATCTCAGCTTTAATATACTCTAAGTCAGAAGCCAAGGGAGTTAATTGACTAGCTAAAGATTTTATCTCAGAGAATGTGCTTTTAAACTCTTCAAGTTGATATGTGATAATTTTTAAATCACCAGTAGCTTTTATATTATCTACCTCACCTTTAAGATAGTCGTATTCTAATCTATTAGGACTATTATTTGATTTTAATTCATCTATAGAACCTTGTATACTAAAATATGTAGCACAAGCTGAAACTATAACAGCTCCTATAGTAACTATAAATTTTAAGTCAAATGTAAACTTACTATCTTCACCTATTTCTGTACTCATAACTTTTTCCTCTTTCTTTATAACTGCTTCTCTGATTTCTTTTTGTTGTTCATTTAAAACTTCAGAAATTTCATCTACACTAACATAGTCCATTTCTATTAGTATCTTTCCTAATGGAGTAGACCTATTATAATTAATAGCTTCGTCAGCTTGTTTACTTAAAGCAGACGTAAGCTGTTTTTTATTAATGTAGCCCTTTAATAATAATAAATCACCTAACTTCATTATACACTTGCTATAAGTACTTCTAAATCACAAGACCCAGTATCTGCATCAGCTTGAATATTTGTTAAACTTCCGAAATTTGCACTAGAAGCAGCATCAGCATCTTGAGTTGCATTAAAGACAGCTGTCATACCGTTAGCATTATCACCATTCCATGTAAAAGATTGTCCTGCATCAAGTTTAATAGCAACTTCATCATTATCTTGGTTTCTAAATGTTAATGTAATGAAATTTGAACCATCTTGATTAGTAAATCTTATATATCTACAATCAGCTGCAACATAATGCCCAGCTGAAGCAGCAGCTGAACTAAAAGTAGCTATTACGCATTCAGTAGTTGTAATGGTCAATATTCTTTTTGAAATCTCATTAATCCCACTAATTGAAAAACTATTAGTCCCGCCATATTGAGTATTGTTAATTGTTACAATTTCTGTATGACTCACGTTCATCGTTGCCATTTGTATCTCCTATTAAAATTCTTGAGGCCTAATAAAACCTGTTGTTGTATAATTGCTTCTAGAATATTTCTTAGCCTCTTTTAAAATATTCTGATATTCAGCATTAAAAAACTGTGCTCTCTCCATATTAAAACCTTGAGATTTCTTATAACCTTCAGAAATAACTTTATATACCATAGCTTCATGAAACTGCTCAGGTATTTGAGACCATGTCGCCGTCAATGCATTTATTGCCAAATCTGTGTCTCTTATAATAGCATATATTGTAATATCTTTAGCTTCAGTTATAGAAGTATATTGACTAGTCCAGCCATCTTTAGTAACAGTATTAGTAGCTTTTTCTACTATTCCCATTCTTAAAACACTATCTACTGTATCTATATACCAATATCTATCTTTTTTAGCCATTAATCACTTTCCGATGTATCATCATCTATAATTGGTTTACCTATTATTCTAGATATCTTAACATCATTCAACCATACATCTTTTATTTTTAATATATATTTTGACAAATCATAATATCTTCTATCTGCTGTTGTAGCAGATTCACCTCCAGATACATCAACATATTTAGCTTTTACTATCTCTGTTTTTGCACAAAAATCATCCTTAGCTCTATTTAAAAGCTTAATTATCTCAACCTCACCCATATCCGCATGATGTTGTTGAACTAATTCTATCATCTCTTTAGCTGTCATTATTCCCCACTTCCTGGTTGTTCAGCCATAAATCTAGAAACTTCCTGCTGGTAATCTTGTTGTAACCCTTGTATTTGCGCCTGAAGTAATTGAACTATCTCACTATCTTCTTCGTCTTGTATTTGATTACTCATATAAGATTGTAATATATTAATACAAGATTTAAGTACTATAGAGTGCATAATCTCACTAGGCATATAATAACTACTATTTAAAGTAGCTGTAGTAACTCCTGTTAAATCTGTAGTAGCTAATGCATATGCAAAATACCATATTCTTCCAGTTTGACCACCATCATTGCAAACAGGAAAAATTGATAAAGATGCCGCTCCGTCATTATTATCGTCAAATGTATATACAGGACTATAAGCTGTAGCATAGTTTATACTAGCGGAATCTTTTGCTTGAGAAAATTCAGTTACACTAAGAAGTTTACATTCTCTTTCTATCCCACTACTATTAGCATCAACTCTAGTTACCTTTAGAATCTTTCTATCTTCTACTAACCAAGTAGATGCTTCTGTTAAAGCTCCAGGTGTACGTGAATATTTTAAAAGTAATTCAGGTTTAATAGTGTCTGCAACTTCATTAAATGCAGCGTTAATAAGGTCTTTGTAACTATTACTAGGAATAGTAGAGTACTCAGACCCTATTAAATCTGTAATTCTATTTGCTATAGTAGCATTAACTGCCATTATTTTTTACCTTTTTTCTTTAAGTTTAATTTTCTTCTAACGTCAGGCTTTACTTGACCGTGCCAAGGATTCCCAAAGCTACCAGAAAATCTATTTGCAAGTTTCTTAGCCATTAAGGTCTAGAACTTCTTCCTCTACCTCTACTTCCAACTTTAGAAGCTGCTAATCTACCTCTAGATTTATTTTTCTTACCTGCTAATTTACGTTTTTTTGGCTTAGCAGCTGCAGCAACTGTGCTAGCACCTACTAAATTTATATTTGTTCTTGTTTTATTTGCCAATTTTTCTCCTTTTCTAACCTATTGTTAATATTACGGGCCAAAACTGATTATATGCCATTAGAGCTGACCCTCCAACTCCTTCTTCGTACTCTAATCTAAATTTTGCATGCCCAGCTCTTCCAGCTACCTGTACATTTTGTGTCTGACCTGTACCTGAAACTCTACTACTTGTAGCTAAATCACTTGCTGGCAATTGTGAATGCATTGGAAAATCTAATACTGGACTTACGTCATGGACAGCTTCAGAACCTAATGACCAAGTTTCATCTGCATGCCATCCATAAGTACCTACTGCTACATTTGAATTTGCTCCATCTGGATTGATATTCCATTCTAACATAGCACTAACAGCATAATTTCCAGCTGCATCTTCTTCGCTATGACATCCTTCCAATGCAAATGAAGCACCATAATCTAATACAGGAGGATTAAAAGAAACAGTTATACTTTTATTTTTTAAATTACAAGGTATAATATCGCTATGAACTGATACCTCTTCGAAATGGGGCATTCTCATAAAAGTAGAATAACCTCCATGGTAAATTTTTCTTCTTTCCATTGCGTCAAATGATGGTAAAGTTATCTTATAACTATCATCTGCTTCTGCTGTAGTAGCACTTCCAAAATAAATGGAAACACCTATATCTATAGTTACTAAGCCAGTTCCCCCGGATAAATCCCAATTATAACCTTCACTAGCCTCTATAGTATCTACAAGATTATCATTTAAATCATACTTTTTAACTATAAAAGCATCTGTACTAGTATTTTTAAAAGTTACTATATAATAGAACTCACAATTATGAGAGCTATTACAAACACCATTTTTTATAGTTCCATCAGCTCCACCATCAATTTGAGTAATATGAACAGTTCCATCACTACTACCCATTCCATCGCTTATTCTACCTAAAACAAAAGGCTTATAATAATAAGGGTTCCATTTGCCTGCTACTCCATTAACATTTGACGCTAATATCGCCATTATATCCCATGCATAAAAATATTAATCTTTATAGGTGCATCTGAATTATCAACAGCATCACCATCTAAAGTTACTCTCATAAAAGGCATTCTTCCACTTGCCTCATAATCATATACTCCTTGACCTACAGTAGCAGCACCTGCATCCCAAGTCATCACATCTGCCATTTTAATATAATTAACTCCATCAACTGAGCCTTCTATATCTACATCCACATTACCAGGGTCTGAAAGAGTTTGTTTAGCACTATTTACGACCACTGTAAAATCTGTATCTATTGCCCAATCAAATGGTTGTGTTGATGTATCTGCTCCATCAACTAGCCACATATGGCATTCGTGTCTAACTTGTGCATTTATACCGCCATTACTACTTATATCAATGTTAGCTTCTGCAGCCGAATCTGTATTAATGGTACTGTTCGTATTACTGCCTAAGGTTGTCCATTTGCTTGATGAGCCAGCCATTATAAAGCCACCGAATGAGTTATACTTCCTACTGCAGGAAGATTAACTAGTCTACAAGTTATATCTACATCTCCAGGATTAGCAGCTGTTAATATAAACTTCAATCTCATGTAAGCTTTATTAACTACATTAGCTACTCCTGATAAATTAACTGCTGTTCTAGCATCGCATTTAGCACTACCATTTAAATCCATGATTTCAACTGTTGTCCAACCTGTATCTTCAGCAGATATATCAGAACCACTTCCTGAAGCAGCATTTGCTACAGAGGGGTCATCTGTTCCTTGCCACATAATTTGCATGTCAGCAGAATCAGCACAATCAACTGCTTCTGTATTCCATATAAATTCTGTTTCTGTAGATATAGCGACGCCAAATGGGTTTGTATACATAATGCTAGTAGTTTCAGAATTATCAAAGTCTATAACTATTTGTCTTCCATTAAAAGACATATCGTTACCTTCTTTTATAGGCCCCCATTTACCACTATCTTCTATTAAATTTGCCATTCATTCTCCGTTAATGTGAAGGGGCACAAGGCCCCTCCACGATTGTTAAACTAACCACTTACTACGATGGGTCTTTACCAACACCACCAATGTTATCCATACCAACATTAGCATTGCCTGCTAAACCACCAACAAAGAAAACTCCTTGCCAAGTAGTTACATTATCAGTACCATCATTCCATGCTAATCTATACCACGGTAATGTATAACTAGATAAATCAACTGTATAAAGTTGAACCCCTGTTGTATCAGGTTCAACGTCATCGTCTAATGAACTGCCTATCATTACCCAGTTTTTACCATCAATAGAACCATCTATATGAAAATCAGATGTAACATCAGCACCTGCTGTTGTAGTATTAAAACCAACGATAATCTTCTGTCCATTTACTAAAGCCCCAGGTATTCCTGGGCTAACAATTTCAGCATCAGTATCAGTAGGGTCGATGGTAGGTGTAGTTAGATACATAATACCACCTTCATCTTTTTCTACCCAAGTACTGTATTCTGAATCATTAGGGTGAGTAGTACCTTCAGTTATAGTACCATTTGCTATTCCTACTACTGCCATTTAACTATCCTCCCCTTAAGAAAATTTAAGAATTGCGTGAGTTTCAGGTAACTGAATTTCCAAGCCAGCTTCTGTGATGATTTGGTCTGTTCGACCATCAACACCGTTGTCTTGTACATTAGTTTCAATGAAGGTGTCTCGACTCACACCATTACCCACAAGTGGTCTGTAAGAACAGTTTTTCAAATCAACCGCTACACAGTAATCTTCCCAAGGACCTCTTAATAAAGGCTCTTGAACAAAATGAAGGTTACCAAATATAGTGTTAACAACTGTTACTGTGTGCCCAAAAGCACCAGGAACTGTATTAACATCTAATCGATATTGAGATGAACCTACAGAATTATTTAAGAAACTTCCACTTCCAAGTTTGTTCAAGTAAGTAATAACTTTTCTAGAAGCTAGAACTAGTTTATTACCACTATTACCAGACTCAGGAGCAAAGAAATCTTCCATTGCATCTAAGAAAGCATCATAGCCAGATGAACTATAAGACATATTGTAAACCTTACCATAAGATTCACTATATGTCAAAATACCCCAAGATGTTCTAACAGGAGCAGATGTTGATTGGTCATTTAAAGTAGTACCTGCACCAAATAACATTGCTTGCTCTATGTCCATCTTGTGTTCCATTAGTTTATCTTGCCAGATTCTTTGAAACTCATTACCAATACCTCTATATTCAGTAGCTAATGATGTACCAGAGAAAATGCTCATACCAGTTTTGAAGATTTGTGTATAACCTTCTCTGTCATACAATTTATCTTCCCAACCAAGAGGAGAGTCACTTCCTTCAGTCCATGCACTACCGATTACTTGACCTTTATTTCCAACAGACATTGAAGTATCTACTGGGATGTCTTGTAAAGGAATACAAGCCTCAGCATTAATAGTAGTTATTGCACTATCAGTATCATGATGTACTTGAGCTGTTGCTGGAGAAGTTGCACTATAAGAAGAAGTAGAAGAAGTAAAAGCTGCATCTTCTTTAATTCTAAACTTATAAACAACACCATCATCAGCTTTTAATGCTATTACATTTCCTGGTAATATAAAGTCACATGTATCTCCAGAAGAGATTCTTCCATATGAATCATATTTACAAGTTAGTAGCAAATCTTCATCTGCTGCCAAAGTTGCACTACCATTCGCTGTAATTGCTCCGCCGTCAGCTAAAACATCCGCTGTCTTTATTTCAAAATTACGTCTTTGCCACTGATGTCTCTGTTCTAAGAACTTAAAAACAGGGTCATTTGTAGCTTTTTTTGCCACCTTCGATAAATATACGAAGAATGGACTTTGCATTGGTGCAAGCTCTGCTACTCTGTCGCCGAAATTAAACTTTCGCCTAGTATCGTTAATATCAACACTAGAAGCAACATCGTTACCAGCTTGACCTGAGTAAAACGTTGTGTTCGCCATTGCGTACCATCCTTATTAATCCCTCTATCAGCTACCTTGTTAGGCCTTCAAGTAGGGTGTTAAATTAAAATTACTTCCAGGGGTTTTTTTCATTAAAATTCCCCACCATTTTGTCCATCATCTTATCTTCTATACTTCTACCGTCATGGCTTGTATTCCCAGAAGGCATAACTCCCATCGGAGATGGAACTTGTTGCGCATTCTGAGTTTGTGTAAATGCAGAACTAGGTTGTGCAGGTGCAGGATTTTGCTGCGGTGCTGCATTACCTTGTTGCATTCTGTATAGTTGAACAAGATTATCGACTGTTATTGAATTAGGGTCTGACATTTTTTGAACAAAATCAGCAGCTTCAGCCTCATTCATGCCATAATTACCTCTAACATGATTTGTTATCTCTTGCTGTTGTTGTTGAGCTTGAGCAGCGGCTTGCTGTCTTTTAATTTCATTTTGCCTTTCAGCTTCCATGTTATTAAGTTTCTCTTCAACTAAAGCAGTTTGATATTGAGCTTTAATGCTATTATATTCATTCATATCATCACGCCAATCTTCTAATTCATTCATATACCTTGCACTCTCGCTAGATGGGTCACTATAAGCTTCTTCTCTATTAAAAGTACGAGGTTGAATAGGTCTCTCAGGTGCATCTGGAAAAGTTTCCTGTTGAGGCTCTTGAGCCGTTTGTTGCTGAGGTACTTGAGTTTGTTGCTGAGCAAAAGCTTGAGACTGCTGTTCTTGCAAAGCATTTAACTCGTTTTTATACTTATCAGCTTGCGATTGCCAATATTGATATCTTTTTTCATCATTATTTTCGCTAATAGGAATATTTTCCTGATTACTTACTTCAGGTTGTCCTTGTTCAGGAGCTGGTTCAGTAGGTTGTTCCTGAGGAACGTTTTTTGTGAAAGCATCATTCGTTGTGGAGCCCGAGTCAAATACTGCTTCTTCCAATGATTGGTACTGAGTATTAGCTTGTTCCGGGGTATCCATATTCGTATTATTATCTGACATTACTTTCTTCTCCTTTTTGCTGCTCCTTTTCCACCAGAAGGAGGTAAGCTTGTTTTATTTGCAGCATCTTTTAGCTGCGTTTTTACAGTGGATAAACTATCATCAAGTCTTTTTTCATAAAGAGTACCTGCAGCTTTAGCTTTATTACTAACCTGGTCTAGGTCTCCTTTGAATTTTTCGACTTCAACTTTTTTCTTTAAATTCACGGCTTCTCTATCTCGTGTTTGTAAATCACCTTTTAGCCGTTTAATTTCTTCTGATGCTTGATTCAATTGTGCTTCTAATTGAGCAATCATATCAGTTCTCTGTAAAACACCTTCCATATCAAATACTTCTGTTTTCTTAAGAACTTCTTGTTGGTCTATCAATCCTTTTTGATATGCATCCATATAGAACTCAAGTTCAGCGTATCTATTACTTGGTAATGTAGACCCTGCTACAACAATAACATCATATAATCCTACCGATATATCATTAATAATTTTGATTTCTCCACTTTTATCATCAATTAACTTTTTATTAATAACATATTCATTAATAGAATTATTAGGTTGAATAACTCTAAATACCTTTCTTTCGCTATACAGTTGTTGCATTAAAGGAATAGCTATTTGACCAACTCTTACAAGTCCAGCTTCAATATCAGCTAATTTAGATTTCATTTTCCTTTGACCAAATTCATCTATAGATATAGTAGCTTTATATGTTTGAGGAGCAGCCTGCGAATTTCCCATCATCATTTCATACAAACCTAAAGTATGGTCAATATCTGCTTTTGCAGATGTTTCATTCTGATATAATTCATTTGGAAGAGGCGTGGGTTGTACTGGCATAGGAGCCCCATCAGTAGGGTCATATGGTATTGCTACTCCAGGCTGTGCCCATTTCTCTTCAAAGTCTTTCATATCAACACTTCCTTCAGGAACAAGTATCTTTGTATTAGTACTTGTAGTTGCATGTGCAATTATCAAAGAGCGTGTTTTATTTATATATTCTTGTAAACCTTTGACCATTCTTACATCACTCATAGGATAAGGAGTTCTTGTATGAATATTCATTATAGGAACAATAGGATATTTGCCTATAGGTAGAATCCTTTTATATAGCAATTTATCTCCTACTATAACACATTGTTTAACTTTTTTATTAGTTATTCTAACAATTTCTATTTGACCTTGGTCAATAAGCATCCCATGATTTATTTCTTCAAACTGTATTTCAGTATCTGGAATTTGTGCTTCTTCACTATATCCTAATTCTAGCATTTGATTAGCTTGTTGTTGCTTCATCATTTCTCTTTGTTCTAAAAGTTGCTGATAAAGCTGTTGTGCTTGCTCGCCATCAGTTAATATTTGACCATTAATAATCCAAGCTGGTCTTTGTATATAAGCCTCAAAATTCTCCTCTTCAAATACTTCCTCTCCACCAGAGAACTTTTCAAATGTTCTTATTTCCTTAACATCAACCATAGAATATCTCTCATAACCTCTTATATATTCCTGGTTATCAAGTCTACCTACATCTTCAGGAAATTGAGTTTCACCATCATCAACTCTGTTCGTAGAAGGAGCATTAAAGTCAAATCTATTACCTGAAGCATCCGCAGCATTATCAATGACACTATTATACATTGGATACATTTTCTTAGCTTGTTCTTTGGTAAATAACTTAGAAACTATAATATTTTCAGCATCGTCAAAAAACTTATGTCGACTATTAGGGTCAACATATACATCTAATGGGTCTATATCATGAAAACATACTTCACCTTTCCCATTATCCATCATAGGGTCTTGGTATACTTGTATGTATCCTACTCCCATAACATAATAATCATCTACTACTTGTCTAATAACATCTCTACCACCAGAAATATCATACATATAAGATAATAATGCACTCATGACTTGAGCGGTCTTATTATCTGAATCTTCTCTAGGAGCACATCTAAAAGAAGGTCTATTAGAAGTAAGCATAGCTTTTGCAGATTCAACAGCAGGATGTATCCTGTTAATAACTATAGGAGCTTGTCCTCTACTTTCTAAAGTTGATTTCTGGCTTGCTGTCCATTGTTTTCCTAATCTAAATTCTTTATCTTCTTTAGCTTGATTAGCCCAAGTATCTCTTTTTGAAGAGTACTTGTCGAAGATATCTAGAGTGTCATCAACTATAGATTTATTAGATTTGCCGTCTTTTTTAGTATATGCCATCTGCTTAATTTACGAATTACATAGTCAACCAGTCAAGAGTTTTCTTTTGTTTCCTTAATTCATCTTTAGATAATAATGTAAAATCAGCTCTTCTACATGGTTTAGCTCCATCTAATGCAGTCCATACTGAATCCATTATATCGTCATGTTTACCTTTAGGATAAGATAAAAACTCTTGCTGTGCCTTTATATCTTCAGGTCTAAAATAAAACTTACCTTTAGCAAATAAAGGGACTAGTGATAGTAACCTTTCTGATTTACTGTTTCTTGGCTTTACACCAGATTCTAAACCTGGTATATATAAACTTTCTTCTCTCATAAGTTCTCTTACTGCAGTTCTTAAAGCTTCTTGATACCCTACAGTTTCCACTTTAATTCTTCTTGGTCTAAACTTTTTAAATGTATCTATTATTAATTTAGGTTGTTCTGCTGGGGATATTCTATTTCTATAAACATCTACAATATATTTGTTATTTTCATTATCAATAGCAATAGTGGTGATAACAAAATAATCAGCCCTAGCAGACAAAGAGCTTGCAGGGTCAACTCCAGTATATAATTCAACAGGTTTAATTTTTTCATTGTCTTTATCTCCATAGTTTTGTACTAAACAATTTTGTCCTTGTAATCTTTTATATTCCCAATTATGCATTTTAATCCAAGCAGGCTGAAAAGGAGCATCATCAGGAGATTGTGCTATATTCATATACTCCTGGAAAAATCCATTTATATTACCTACTGATTTAAATTCTTCTTTTATCCCTAATATTCGTTCTCTTGGAAATCTTTCAGGCCATATACTCTTTTCATCGTCGTCCCAAATAGCAAACCATAATACATTCCAAGCACTTGATTCTTTTGCCCAGCATAAAAAGCAATCTTCTGATATAACGGTTCCAATCATAGCTATTTTACCATCATCAGATAAAGAAGGTATAACAGCTTCTGTTAACCACTTTCTATTTTTAGCTCTAGCTTCTGGTGTAAATGCATTAAGCTCTGATTCAAAGTCATCTACTACGATTAAATTAGGACGAGTATCTCCCTGTAGGAAACCCCTAACTCTTTGACCTGTACCTACAGCTACCATTCTAGTACCATTAGCTAATATAATATCCGTGTGAGTCCATTTAGATGCCGTTTCAGGACCTAAATTGCCAAATATAGCTTTAAACTCGTTACTATAAGTCAAATGATATTTAATACGAGATAGGAAATTAATAGATTGAGCCTGTGATTCAGATATAATAACTATAAATAATTCTTCATCACTAGATTTAAATGCTGCTCTCCATAAAGGATATATAAGTGTAGTTACTGTAGATTTAGCTGTACCTCTAGGAGCAGCAATTAATACTCTTCTCTTTTCATCATCTGCTAAATATTTATATACTTCACTATGAAAAGGAGGTGTAGCCTTCTTTAAAGCAGTAGGAAAACAATGCTTTCCAAATAAAGCCATGTTATTACGAAGCTTTTTTAAAGCCTGTAACTGTTCATATTGTTCTTCGTAATCCATTATGTTAAAAACATTAAAAGAACTGTTCTTCCTTTCGTTGATTTCTCTACCATGTGCCATTGGTCATTTGAATGTACTATAGCACTTAAATAGTGCTCATCTTGAGTATATTCTTTATCAGGCTCTTTATATTTAAACAAACCACCTTTAGATTTCTTTAATAAAATACTTACGCCTGTATTACACCATTGCATATGTCCATCTGTCCCTATATCAGTATGCCAATCATGCCCATTGATTCCCTGCTCTACTATAGCATAACTAGGAGAGCTAACATTTGTTCTCCCCAATTTAAATAAGATATCCTTTATTATAGGATTAGTAAAATCTTGTTTACCAGGAATAAGCTTCTCTGCTTTCTCCTTAGAAATAATATCTTTTATGAAAGACCTAATTACTCTTCGTACCTTACTTCCTTTTACCAGGTCTGTAATTAGAGCCTTTTGCGTTCATTTTTCTATTAAAAGGTTTTCTAAGAGGTGATTTCGGCTTCCCCATCCTTTCTCTTTTTCTTCTTTGTTGTTTTAACTCCTCCAGACTCGGCATTACTTTTGCTGGTTCATACAATGGATTCCTCTTTTTCCCGCTCATTCTTCCTCCTTAGTAGTAGTTCTTGTAGCTACTAATTTATCTTCAGTTTCTCTTAATTCATCTATAAGTTTAGTATTACTTGTAGCTTCTATTTGTTCAGTAACCTTAACTTGATGTTTATCTTTCATTCCATGCATATCCTGTAAATTATCTACAGCACGCATTAAATTAGTAATATCGCCTTTATCTTTGGCTTTTTTAATAGTTTCTTCAAGTAAGTCTAATGTATAACCTTCTGTCATACCATGTTCTTGAAGTAACTTCTGTAGTTCGTCTCTTACCATGTTTTTGAACTTCTCCTTCTTCATTCTATGTTTCCAAGTCTTTCTTTTATTTAAACTTGGGTTTTTAAACACATGGTCTATTGCTTTATCGTAATCCATAGTTTGAGCATAAACCATAGCTAAATTCTTCATAGTTTGTCCGTTTGAGAGGACCTCCCACTGAGTTTTACCAGAAATGGTATTATTTGCTTTTCTACCAGAAGCATTAAGTTTAACGCTATTATAGTTGGGATTAAAAAAAGTATAACCATAGGGAAACCTAATATAAACGCTAGTAGATTTATATTTGGCTCTTGATATGACTTTAGCCACGTAGTTGTCATCCGATAGCCCATATTCTCCTTCATCTGCTTCTCTCCAGTATTTATACTTTATATCCTTATCTTTTGCTTCTTCTTTTTTAAATATAGTATACGTAGTAGGGTCTTTATCCCCTTTGTGATGTATATCAATAGTGTACATTAAAAAGCTTCTGAACCCTGTTCTGACAATATATTATTCATCATTGTCTGCTCTTTTATAAAGTCATAATATTCAGGGTCTTCTTCGTAGCTTTTACCTCTCCAAGACTGTATAAACTTATTTATATCTTTAGCACCACCAGTTCTGTCATACTCTGATTGCATAATCTTTTTAGCAACGCTTTCGTACATTGATTTGTCTTTATCTGTGAAATCTCCTGTACCACCATAGTCGAACCTTTCCATACCCTCTTGCATATCATCACCACCATACTTAAGAAAATTACTTGCTTGTGGTAGATAACGTGATTTTATCCACTCTATCTCTTCAGGACTAGCTCCTACATCAGAATATCCACCGGCAACATTAGCCATCATAGACCCTTTACCACCTGTTAATTGAACAGGGCCAAAAGCGCTAGACCCAGTTCCAGTAGCTTTAGTTCTAATCCAAGGGTTATAGCCTTCTTTTCCCAAGAATCCTTGATGCTCTGCAGCCATAATTGCGCTATAAAGTTTATTAATATCCATTATACATTATCTCCAATTTGCTTAACCCCAGTAAATACATCTGAAGCAAAAACAAGATTAATTGTAACTGTATTAGTCCCGCTCCCAGAGCCTGCTAAATCTTGAAAAATCATATAAGGACTTAATAGATTAGTAGTATCAACAAAAGCTCCATCAGCTGAATATAAGTTTCTAGGGACTACCATAGCACCCTTAACATCACCTGCTCTACTAGCTGCAGAAAATATCTCTCTAGTTTGAATTATACCTGAACCTCCCGCTAATTCAAGTAGCAATAGATTAAAGGTCGTGTTTTTAGTTCCAGAGCCCCATGTAACGTATATATGGACGTTAGAAAATTGTTTATATAAATGATTTATAATTTCTGAAGGTATTTGGCCTGTAGATTGATTGCTAGTTGTACTGCTGGTATGAGTTAAAACCGTTTGATAAGAGATTAAATCTCCATCTAAGATACTCTTTTCCCATCCATTCTCACTTTGACCTGCTAAGACATTCATTAAACATCTTCCAATATAGCGGCAACAACACACTGCACTTTTTGGCTTCCAGTTCCAGCTCCTGCTGGGTCGCCTACTATAGCATTTATATCTCCTACTGTGGTATTATTCATCTTAGCATACCACAACTCCTTGTCTGCTAATTCTACACAACTTGTCCCATTATGAGCAGCAGTAGCTCCATTTATAGAAATATAAACACTCTCATTATTCCTAGTAGTGCCATCGTCTCTCCAGCCCATGTGCATGATAAGTAAGAATTTAACTTTATCTGCAACAGATACGACATCGGTATTAGAACCTACATCAGTTCCTCTAGATTGCCCCCCTTTGGATAGAAAAGCACCCTCTGATAGTAATTGGCCACTTGTTGTAGTTACATTTGTTATTTTGAAATACCAGCCTTCATCTGAGGAAGCTGGAGCATATTTGACTGCTATTCCATTTATTGTTTTAGAAATTTCAGAAGGTAGCATAGTGCCACTTAAATTAAGAACAATAGCGTCATTGACTCTTGTAGGGCTAGCCATATTATCTCCTCTTGTTTGATATCTTCATGTTTGAAGAATTTGTAAATGCAGCAGTTAAAGGGTTAGAATCATCTATTTTCTGTGTGTTTTTCACTTTAGGAGTATCAACTTTAGGTTGATGGCTCTTACCTACTTTATTTCCTATCCAATCAAAAAAATTCCAATCCATTAGTATCTGTAGCCTCCTCCTCCAGCATATCTACCTAGTAAACCTCCCATTTGCTTTAATCCTGCCATACCAGATTGACCTGGATTATAAGCCCATTGTCCGCCTAAACCCCCCATTTGTCTTAATCCTGCTTCTCCAGCATATCTACCTAGTTGAGGTATAGGATTTAATTGGGGGCTTTGTATAAATGCCTGAGGCTGCCAATCTTGAGGAACCTCACCTCCATAGCCTCCTCCTTGAGCTCCTAAGTCTCCTTTGTAGTCAAAACCTTTAAACGCATCTCTAAACTTACCTTGCCCAAATAAACCATCGTCAGATGGGTCTAAGAAAGAGCCTTTACCTATGTTTTGCGCTCTTCCCATTAAACCCGCTAGCTTACCCTGTCCGCTCATAAAGCCTCCAGTTTTACCAAATAAGCCTACACCTGTCTTACCAAAAGCTCTACCTAGTAAACCTTTGGCTCCTCCACCAAAAATCTTACCAGCAAGACCTTTTAATCCAGTAGCCAACACCCCTAAAAAGTAGTGTTTTTTAGGCAGAAAAGGCTCAATAAAATTATTCCATAACTTATTTATCCCTAAAGGGTCTAAAAACATAACGATTACCTCTTTTAATCAAAATTTAAATGCATACACGCTTATAATATACAAACGATAGGTTATTAATAACAAGTATTTTATTTATACACTGCCTAAATAGCTATAGCTAGCTAAAGAAATCTTTGTTTTAAGTTGCAAGAGGCTATACGCTGCTATATACTCTGCTAATAGCTATAGCTATTCTTTAAATATACACCAAAAAATATATTTTCCAAGCCTTTTTTTTCTTCACGACGGAAAGGGTACCCCCTTTTTGAAAAATTAGGTTGAGAATGCGTGTGTGAGATATACACAACACCTACCCGGTGTTTTTTAGGGGGTGTGCCCCTTACGCTATGCGTAGTAATAATTAAATAAATTTATTAACAATGAAAGGACATCATTATGAAGAAATTAATTCAATTCTTATGCAGTATCACAACACAGTTAAAGCAATCCCAGAAAGGCACTGGGATAAACTGTTATGATACAGCAGCAATCGCCAAACACAAGAAGCACATAGAAACCTTATGTGAATCATGTGGTTGGAGATTGTCCCACTTTGAGGCAAGCACAAAGTACGATGCAACCACTGGCGAGAAAGTCACTCGACAGGCATCATACTTTCTGGGACCTCAAGTTGTGGGAGATTCAGAAGCTGACCTATTAGCAGCCTTTGGCGACTAATGGCAGTTCATCATCTAAGGGGAGTAATACGCTCCCCTTTTTTTTATATAAGTAGTACATAATGGTAAATGTGGTAGTAATTAACAATGGAGATAAAATGAAGCGATTAATACGAAATAAACTAAAGAAATGGTTAGGTATTTATTACATAATTAAACGTATAAATGCACTAAGTGATGAGCTTAATCTTATGCATAATAAGATAAAGACTAATAGGAGAGTACTTATGGAGATAACTAATGACAAATGAAGACATATTATACTTACTAGATAAGATAGGTATAGAAACAGAAAACATGATAAAACTAACTAAAAGGAGTAAACATGAAAAAGAGATTTATAACAATGAATATAGCAAGTGGTGCAATTCAACTAGTAATAGCAAAAAACTATTGGAAAGCAATGAACAAAGCAAGAGTAATATTCGGAGATAGTAGAGTAAAAGTTTGGGAAGATGGACTATCTTCTCAATTAAGTTAACAATTAAATTATTAGAGAGGTGAGAAACTATCACACGGATAGGTCACGGAGAAGCTGTAGCCTCTCTAATAAACTAAATAAAGGAGAAATGATGTATTTAGATGAAACAATATTACAAACAAGAACAGCAGCAAGATTAATAGAGTTTATTGATGAATTAGTAGAACTTAATGAAGATGACGCTATTGATAATCATAATGCAATGTCAACATATGTAGATATAAAGAAACAATTTGTTAATGCTAACAGAAATGATGGAAGGGGAAAAAAATGTATTTCAGTATAATTTTAGGAGTATTAACTATTACTACAGAGGAGATTGAATCTATTATAATATTAAATCAAATAGCAGCCTATGAGTTAGTGAATACAGAAGATGGTGGAATAGCATCATTTTCATTAAAAGGCAATCATGAAGAGTTAGTATATCATTGCAAAGGTAATAAAGCATGGGGAAATGTCTTAGATTGGTTTAAAAACTATCAAAAAGAGATAATAGAAGGTATGACAGAGGAACATAAAAAAGAGTCTAAAAAAGCTAGATTTTAATTATTAATCACTTAGGGAGTGGAGAGTTGTTAGGGCGACCGCAACCATAGGTGACTTTTTTAGTGTTATTCATGCACTATCCTTTGTTACACCTGGTTTGACACTCCCAAACCATTAAATGAGAGCCAATAACTGGTCCTCCTGTATGGTAAAGATGACATATTTCCAATTTGGCCAGTCATCTACAGGGAAAATAAGTCCAAGAGCATATAAATGCGTATCGTTCAGGCAAAGGAATATGTGAGTCCCCATTATAATTACGGAGAAAATAAAGATGAACTTAAAGATAAATTTTGAAGAAGATAAGAATAC